GAACTACGACCTAGACAGCATCATTGCACGAGCGCAGGAGCCTACGGTTTACGTTCAGGCGATGGTTGACTTCAACAACAACCAGAAGGCGAAGGATTTCTCTTTCAGGTGGAACCCAGCGTCGAAGGCATGGTGGAAGGCGCTCAAGAGTTCTGATTTTGAGGCAGAGAAGAGCCTTTGGCAATTCACATCGCGGATGCTGTCTGGGCCTCTGGAGTAGGGATGAAGACACAGTTCACAGTAGACGGAGCGAAGTTGACGACCGCGAGGATCGAGGCGGGGATGAGCATGGAAGACGTGGCGGCCAATATCGGAGGGAATAAGAGCAGCCTGAGCCGCTGGGAGAGGGGTATTGTGCATCCCACGGAACGTGCTATATTGAAACTCGCAGTGTTACTCAACAGGGCAGATTTCATCAAGGAGAGGTAGAGGAGGGGTTATGGGAACAGCATCATTGGTAACAACGCAAAGGGAAAACCGGCTGGCGATGCCGGCGCCGGAGTATTCCACAGAGCAAATCAAGCTCTTAGCTGAGACGGTCGCAAAGGGCTGCGACCAAAACGAATTGGCGTTTTTCTTGCAGGTGGCGAAGCTCAAGCGGCTGGACCCGTTCACTGGGCAGATTCATGTGGTGAAGCGGTGGGATAGTTCGCTAGGGAAAGAGAAGATCAGCATCCAAACAGGCGTGGACGGCTACCGCGCGATCGCAAGCCGAACAGGAGACTTGGCCGGCATTGACGATCCTGAGTATGACTCTGAAGTTGAGGAACATCCGAACTGGTCGAAGATCACCGTCTACCGCTACGGCCGCGGCGATGAAAAGGTTCCCTACCGGGCGACGGCGCGTTGGGGAGAGTACGTTCAGACCTACAAGGACAAGCAGACCGGCGAACTGAAGCCGAATCCAATGTGGAAACGTATGCCCTATCTAATGTTAGGGAAAGTCGCGGAAAGTTTAGCTCTCCGCAAGGCATTCCCGGATGAGTTGAGTGGCATGTACACGAACGAGGAGATGGGGCAAGCTGACAACGAGACTCCGGGCGTGACTCCCAATTCCGTGATGGGAAAGCCGCAGGTGCAGATGCCGAAGAGCACGGACGAGAAGAAGCCTCCAGTGCAGACGGGGAAGGCGGAAACAACGCAGCAATTCGGCCCACCGGAAGGTGCCAACGCTCGTGGCCCGTCTTATGACCCCAGCAAAGAGTCCACGAAGGGCCAGCAGACGCAGCAGGTGGCCTCCCAGGGGAAGCAGGATGTTAAGGGAGTGACAGAGATCAGCGGTGAGATCACCAACGCCAAACTCGGAACGGGGACTGCGGAGGAGATTTTATTTCTGGTCGTTGATGGCAAGGTGGTGAGCGTTCCGAAGCACCTGATTGACGCCGAGATGGTGGTGGGCGCGAAGGTACTCATCACCGCCACGAAGCGCACGGTCGGCAAGACGGACCAGTACATGACCTCCACGGTGGAGATGTTGGTGGCGCCGGTTCAGGAAGGTGAGGTAATCGACGCCGAGTACGAGGACGTGAAGCCGACAGAGGAGAAGCGAGAACCTGGTCAACCAGACCCTATTTTGGAAGAGTATCGGGCGGCCGGGTTGGGTGGTATCTTTGATGATGCGCCGCCGAAGGCGAAGGTGGAAGAGAACGTTGGTACTCCAGAACCGACTCCGACGACAGCGACAAAGCCGGGGAAGATCGGTCCAAAACGCGCCCAGAGACTCTATGCTATCCGCGGCCAGAACTGGAAGAATACCGGGCTGACTGAGGCTATCTTCAAGAAGATCCTTCTGTCGTTGCCAATCCCTGTTGAGCACCTGAGTGATCTTGAGATCGGGATGTACGAAACGATGGAGAAGATCTGCACGGGCGAGGATGACTGGAAGAACTACGTGGACGATTAAGTTTCCACCCGGTAAGGTTCACAACGATGACGAGCGCCTTGAACCCGAAAGGGGAGTCGCAAGACTTGGCAGCAGCCGATCGCAAGGGGCCGGGTGGGAGATGCGGAGAGTCATCTGGAGGGTAATTTATTCCCGACTGAGGTGCTGGTCGTCATGGGCCACTCTCCGTATTAAGTTTTTGGCACAGGTTCAAGTTGGCCTGATACGAACCGTGGGGTGCGGGGCGGGGGACCAGAACGCACAATGGGGACCACTTGCAATTACGAGTTACTTGGAGTAACATAAAAACATGGCAAAAGAGAAGGCAGTATCGCAAACGTCCACGCGGGTCTTGACCGAAGAGGGAAGGGCACGTATCGCAGCCGCTCAAACGAAGCGGTGGAAGAAGTTCCGCAAGGAAAAGAAGGCGGCCGAGAAGGCTGCGAAGTAGAAGCATGGCAGGGTGTCCTGCCTAAACCCGTCCGCTCCGCTAGGCTAACGTCAAACGACGCTCTAGCAGCGGGACATTCTTCTAGGACGGGTTTAGACAGCACATTCAAACCAAAAGCGGGGATAGCTCAGGGGTAGAGCAGCGGAAAAGTCCGGCATCGAAACCGGATACCTAATCCGCAGGTGAATGGTTCGAGTCCTTTTCCCCGCTCCAACATCAACAATCAACCGGAGGAGGAGAATAACATGGCAATCAACTGGACAGATGTGGATAGCACGCAAATCGTTAGGGTGGGTTACGACGCGGAGACGCTGAAGGCGTATGTCGCGTTCAAGGATCGCAAGACGGGCGACGTTCAGAGTACCTATGAATACAGCAACTGCCCAGAGCAGGTGGTGACGGACATCATCAATGCGGACAGCGCCGGCCGGCAATTTGGAGCCACTCTGAAGTTCGGATTCAATTACCGAAAAATCTAACCACGGGAGGTGGAGATGGCACTTACAAAGAAGTCGAAAGTGATCGCAAGTGGAATGTCGCCTAATCTGCAAAAGGCGTTCGATTCCGAGTGGACCGCAACGGAGCGGTCTGACGATGCAGAAGCTGCTGTGCTTCGGGAGTATCATTATCATCTTCTACGCTGTGAGGAGTTGAAGATATTCCTGAAGAATTGTGGTTTCAGCGTTGACGGCGATTAAGTCCAAATTTTGGAGGGGATGGGGATGGGGAGTGAGGCGTGGGGACAAGCAATCGAGGGAGGATTCTATCAGGAATCGAACCATTGTTATCGTGATTCGTCAGGGGTAGTGATTCCTTCGGTTACGGGCGTCTTCGGGGCTCTTGGCCTGAGCGACTTCTCGATGATTGCCCCCGACGTTTTGGAGTGGAAGCGCGGTTTTGGAAACGCCGTTCACAAGGCTGTCGAGTATCTCGTCTTCGGGAAGTTGGATTGGGAATCCTGCCCTGATGAAATCATCCCAGCGGTTGTCGGCATTGAAAGTTGGTTGAAGTTGGTCGAGTATCAACCTTTAGCCGTGGAGGAGAAGAAGATCATCGTCCTCAACGGAATGCGGGTTGGTGGAACTCTCGACCATCGTGGGAGTTTGATCTACAAAGGAAAGCGTCGGCCCTGCATCCTCGATCTGAAGACCGGCAGTAAGGCTTCAGAGACTTGGGCATGGCAGACGGGGGCTTACACGGGAGGGGCACCGAAGCTGGAGGGCGATGTTTACGTTGGATGCGCTCTTCAGGTTGACAAAGATGGGCGAGTTACTCCATTCTGGGTAGACACTCTGAAGGCGAAGAGTAACTTCATTATCCTGTTGGCGGCGGCGAATCTGGCAGTCAACGCAAAATTGGCGAAGTTCAGAAATCAAGAGGAGGAGTAATCATGGGGACAGCAGCAACAGCATTGGCATTGCCGAGGATCATCGAGATCCTTGGACCGAGTGGCGAGTACGAGACCAAGCGTATCGCCTTGCGTAACGAGTACGGGACGATTGTTTTGGCGTCGAAGAAGTTGACGGTCGTCGAGACGACGGAACAGGCAGAGACGGCCACGCAGTACGGCCGGTTGCTTCAGACGGCGGCGAAGGAGACGGAGACTTTTTTCAAGGGCGTGAAGTCTCAGATCGACGACATCAAGAAGCCGGTTTTGCAAGCCGAGAAGGACGACACAGGACCGTACAACACGGAGAAGACTCGTCTGGGCGGATTGCTAACGGCGTATCAGGCTGTGGAGCGCCGGAAGCGGGAAGAGGAAGAGCGTCTTGCCCGTGAGGTGGCTCAGAAGCAGGCGGAGGAGGATGCACTCCAACGGGCGCTTGAACTCGCAGCAGCGGGGGAATCTGAGGCGGCGGATGCAGTGCTGGAGGAGGAGGTCATCGCGGCTCCGGTGGTGATTCAGGCCGCGGCGCCCAAGCCGACAGGAAGCGTGGCGCGGAAGAACTATCAGATCGAGGTTACGGACCTGAAGGCGCTTGTCACGGCGGTAGTAGCAGGACAAGTGCCGTTGATGGCGGTTGTTGCGAACGAGAGCTTTTTGGGGCAGATGGCGAAGAGCATGAAGGAAAGTTTCTCTTATCCTGGCGTGAAGCTCATCGTTACCGAGTCCACCTCGTTCCGGGCGTAGCATGGCCGGAAGCTCAAACATCCAACACTGCAACGAGAAGGCGAGGGAGTTCTATGGGGACTCCCCGCTTCTCCAGAGGATATGCACCGCGCACGGAATCACCTTGCGGGACTTCGCAGCGATCTTCGGTATCGGAAAGAGTCTGGCGGGGGAGATTTTGAATCACCAAACCCTCCCGAAACTAGAGTTGGCGGTACAGATTGCGCGGTACTTCGAGTGTACGGTTGAGGAATTGTTTGGATGGCGGATTGACGATGATGGGAAGCGGAGACCGTTGCTGGTGATCGACCAGGAGACGGGTCAGGTTATGAAGTTGGTGGGGAAAAACAGGGTGGGTTCAATCGAGTTGGCAGTGGGGAAAGAATCGGGTTGCGGAGACGAAGGGGAGTTGTTATAGTCTCTGTAGCCGACACCCCATGTCGGTTAGTCCGGCTCCCCAGTCGGACGCCTCCTCCCAGGGAGGGTGTTACGGCATCCTCCCTGGCCTCCTCCGACCGTAAACGGAGATGAACATGAAGGATGATGAGAAGTGTTACGAATTGCCGATAGGGAGAGGTCTTGTTACCATTGTTGACAGTGGAGACTACGAGAAGTGTTCCAATCTAAAACTTGGTTCCAAGTGAGACAGTAAAAAGAAATGTTTTTACGCTACTGCATGGTTTCGAGGAGGTAAGTGCGGACACAAGATTCCGCTTGCGCGTGTAATCCTTGGACTCGATATGTTCGATCTGCGAGAGGTTGACCATATCGACAACAAGAACACTCTCGATAATCGACATTCAAATCTTCGTGTAGGGACAACATCTCAGAACCAAGCGAATGCCGTCAGAAGGGTTGATAATACATCTGGATTCAAGGGTGTGTATTGGAATAAAAAGAGGAAGCGATGGGTCGCGTTGATAAGGGTGAAAGGAAGACGTTATGGGTTAGGAGGATTTGTTACTCCACAAGATGCTCATGTGGCATATTGTAAAGCTGCGGTGAAGCATTTCGGAGAATTTGCGAGGTTTGAATAGGGGTGAGTATGAAGATAATCATTGACAGTGATTTTCTCGAAGGTTTGACGTACAGAGGCGTGTTGGCTCTTGTGGCGGTGAACGCGCTCGGCGACGGGTCTTGGACAACCGCACAGTTGAGTCAGGCGGTGTCGTGCAACTCATCCCTCATGTTGGAAGGCATGGGGGAGTTGCATACGCTATGTCCGGAGTTCATTGGGAAGCAGACGAAAAACAAGTGGCCTCTGGGGACGGGAGTGGCATCTACGGAGAAAGTCCAAATTTTGGAATCGGATTCGACCTGTAGGCAGGACTTCTTGGATGACGTGAAGAAGGCTTATGAATTCGTCAACAAGGGATTGCCATTCACGATGGGTTCCGCGGACGGGGCGGCGGTGAAGCGTTGGCTCAAGCAGAACAAGGAAGTGACGCGGGAGGAGTGGAGACGCGCCCTGGGCAACCGTTACAAGTCAGAGGGTGTGGTGAAGACTCAGGCTTTGTATCTGTGGATTGGGAGGCTTCTGGAGTATCTGGAAGCGCCGCTGGACCGCTATGGGAAGACGATGCCGAACGGGATTGGAGGGAAGCATGGTGAAGCGCTTGGGCGGGAGCAAGGCAATTACGCTGCAAGGCAATCAGCAGTTGCAGCCGCAGGAGTTCAATCCTAAGCAGATCCGGGTTGACCTGATAGGCTCATGGCTGGAGAAGTTTGGGTCGATAGCAGGGAAGGCGATCACGCCACAGTTGATAGCGGTCTACGTGGAAGCGTTGGCGGACATTGACGAGCGACGGCTTACGGCGGGGTTTGAAGAGTGCTTGAGGACGGTTACAGGTTGGCCGTGGCCCAGCACGGTGCGCGAAGCAAGCGAGTTGTGAGGAGGGTTACATGGGGTTGGTAAAAATTGCAAAGAGGACGACGAAGCTACTGGTTTCGACTCCTAATCTTTCGGTGATGCTACCAGGGGCATGTAACGCTAAGTGCGAGTTCTGCTTTTGGAACCGTGACCAAGATGCGAACAAGTTTCCGATGATGAAGTTTGGTGAGCGGCTGGCTGCAATTCTCGATGCTCTACCGAAAGAGTTTTCGCACGTTAGCGTGACTGGAGGGGAGCCTACCATCTCTCCGGTTCTTGAAGATGTGATGGAGGTTCTGAGGAAAAGAAAGAAGCGTTTCCCGAAAGTTGTTCTGACGACAAACGGTGTTCGTCTTCGGAAGCAAGAGGTAATCCTCTCTGGAGTTGTGAAACATATTAACATCAGCCGTCACCACGCCTCCGATACTCTCAACGAGAATATATTCAAGACGAAGAGTGTTCCATCAACCAGAGAACTTCGCGGCCTGATTGATGACATTCAATGGGCCGACATCTGTTTCAACTGCGTGGTGCCTCCAGATGTTTCTGTGAATTTCTGCCGGGAGTTCATTGACTACTCCAAGAACTTCAAGAATCTGGCGGCTGTCAACTTCCGTATCTACCACGATTCGATGGAAGATTGTCCGGCGATGGAGATGTTTGGGCGCGACTGGGGATTCAGGGATGTGAGTACCTGCCCGGTCTGTAAGGTGGCGCGAATGCAGGTTGGCGAGATGCAGGTCAACTGGAAGTATTCCGTCATGGAGCCGACGCAGCACTGGGATGGGATCTATGAGTTGGTAGTTCAGCCGGACGGACGGTTGACGGCGGATTGGGCTGGATTGTTGGAAGTAAAACCGGAGGAGATTCAAGGAGGAGTTATGGCAAAGTCGAAACGGGAGTTGGCGGAAGAACTTATCGAACTAGCGAAGCGTTTGCTTGAGGAAGACGACTCCAAGAAGCCCATCAATAAGCTCCGCGAGAAGCCCAGCCATCGTGTTGAGTATTCAGGTGGAAGTTGCCATTCACCGAGCGGCGGAGGGTGCCACTAAAATGGGGAAGCCAGTCAAGCAGTTGGGGAGCGGAGTGCCGGCGGACGCGCAGGCAGAACTCGCTATATTGGGGACGTTGCTTATAGAGAACGATACCTATTTTGACGCGATCGGCGACCTTTCAACGGAAGACTTCAGCCTCGACTCGCACAGGATCATCTTTGGCGCCATCGCTTCAATTATGGATGGGCTGGAGGAGGGGGTTCATCACGCGGACATTGTGACCCTTTCTCACGTTCTCCGCAAGCGCGGAGAGTTGGGAAGCGTAGGAGGCCAAGCGTATCTTGCGGGGCTGACAGAGGGAATCCCTCGCAGGTTGAATATCGAGGAGCACGTTAAGATCGTTCGAGAGAAGGCGAAGCTCCGGTTGTTGATGGAGGTGGGTAAGGGTCTGTACCAGTCAGCCGAGGCGCAGGGTATCAATTCCAGCATTCTGATTGAGGGAGTTCAGGAGAGGCTGATTCGGTCGGTGGCCGATGAGAAGTCGGATGCGATAAGTGCAGCGGAGGTGGTAGGGGCGATTGAAGCGGCCATTCTTTCCAAGCGGAACCAGAATCTTGAGAAGACGGCGCTGGACATGACCTGGGGGATTGAAGACCTCGACAAGAAGACGAAGGGGATTTACGGTGGGGAACTGACGATACTTGCGGCCGACAGCGGCAGCGGGAAAACTCAAGCAATGATGCAGATGGTTTTAGCGAACGCATTGGAGGGAATTCCGGTCGGGATATTCTCATGCGAGATGCCGAAAGAGAAATTGCTCCAGAGGCTCTACCCGTTGATGTCAGACATTCTGACGGCGGACCACATGAGAGATCCGCGGTTGATGAACATTCACACACACGTTCCTGAGTTGAAACGCATCTCGGCGGAGATTGCGAAGTTGCCAATCTGGATTGACGATACTTCTCCACTGTCAATTCAGAAGTTGAGGGCCAGGGCTAAGATGATGCGGCGCCGGCACGGGGTTAGAATCATTGCAGTGGATTACCTTCAATTATTGGAAAATCCGGGGAAGGTTGGGCCGGAGGAGACGCGAGGGGTGGTATTTGGACTGCGAGATCTGGCGAAAGGTGAACCGAACTGTGCTGTGATTGCGCTCAGTCAGTTCTCGAAAGAGCAGGGGTTCGTTAAAAAGAGGCACCGGACGAAGGGAGATCTTTACGGTGGGTCGGCAATCCATCATGCTGCTCAAAACATCGTCATCATCACGATGGAGGATTCGGAGAAGCGAGATCCGGGTGACGACCTCGATGTTGAGATCATGGTTGACAAGAGCAGAGAGGGAACGCGGGGACGAGTAACCTGCGTTTACAACAGGAAGAAGTTGAAGTTTGAGAACGCAATTCAGAAGGAGATGAAGTATGGCAATAGCGGAAGTTCTACAAATGCCGAAAGCTACAAAGACAGGTCAGCCGGCAGAGATTGATCCGGCTCAACGTGAACGGGAAGAGCAGGAGATCAAGGCTCGGAAGGAAGAGGCCACTTTCCACTACAAGCAGATCAAGCAGGCGTCGGTCTTGCAGTCGAGGAACAGCCTTCGGATTGGCTACCACGCCTTCGCCCTCAAGGAGAAGTCTTTGTGGGGGATGCTGGGCTTCAGGGACGAGCAGGAGGCGCGTGAGGCGGCCGGCGTAGGCGAAAGTACCTGGTTCAGCACGATACGTCTTGCCGAGGCTTACCGTGGGGTTCCTGAAGAGTTGTTCACTGCGATGCGGCTGACCAATGCGAAGGCTCTGTCGGACCTCTCAGAAGAGAAGCGGCAGGATCGGGAGTGGTTGAAGGCGGCGTCGGACGATTCCCTGAAGGACTTCCAGGCGAAGGTGGACTTGGAGATGCACGGGAAGGCGAAGGACTCGGACACGAAGGAGACCATCAGGACGTTCAAAACAACGATGCCTGAGAGTCAGATGCGGACGGTGGAGGCGGGGATCAAGCACTACGCAGTTGCTGTTGGGATAGATCCGGCGAACACCGGCAAGGTTTTGGAAACGATGGTGGCCGAGCACACTGGAAGCGTGGGTTTAATAGAGACCCTAACGACCGCGGTCCAGAAGGTGAAGTCGGCCAAGGCTATGATCCACTCCGGGGCGAGTCTGGAGGAGGTTGTGGAGAAACTGGAGGCCACGCTGGACGAGTTGGTGCTGGACTTCGCTGGCGCTCTCGAGCAGGCTTCCCAGCGGCAGAGTGAGGCGGCATGACGAGAAAGTACCCATACGGTCGTGTAGCTCAGGACTCGGTGCGTCGTCCGTTCACGAAGGAGGACGATGCACGTTCCACCGCCTCGATCCTGGAGCGCATGACCGGGGATATGTGTGTTGTTCAATCACAGGGAACTTCATGGCACATTATTGAGCGGCACACGCCGGAGGGAAAGGTGGTGAGGGGATGACGATGTTTCCGAAGCCTAAAGACATCAAGAAGGCTCCCGTTGCAGTGCGGGTGTTCAAGGACGGCCGCGAGGCGTGTAACCTGCTTTGCAAGGCCGGGTCAGACGAGTACCAGAGACGGAAGCGGGTGGCGTGGGAGGCGCAGGGAAGGCTCTGTGGGATCTGCAAGCTGCCGCTCAGGTGGGCCGACTCTACAGTGGACCACATCAAACCAAGAAAATCGGGAGGGTCAGAGAGAGACGATCGGCAGTTCAACATAGCTGCGGCTCACGCGATTTGCAACAGTCAACGAGGTTCAAGACGGAGCGGGTTCTACGACGTTCCGTAGGAGGAGGGGAAGATGGTATTTTTGGGGATAGATCCGGGATTGACGGGCTGCGTTTGTGCGCTTGATCCAGAGGCGAACGAAGTGCAGTTTTTTGATGCTCCCGTTTTGGAAGTGGTGGTCAACAAGAAGACAAAGCACGTTTTGGATGCCTACCGGATGGTACAGGTACTCAAAGACGCTGCGGCAGGTAGGCAGGTGATGGTGACGATCGAGAAGGTCCAGGCCATGCCGGGAGGTGGGGAGCGGACGATGGGCGCCACCTCAGCTTTCAACTTCGGAATGGGCTACGGACTTTGGCTTGGGATATTGGCTGCTCTGGCTATCCCGTACCAGACGGTTCATCCGGCGACGTGGAAGGCCCGCTGCATGGCCGGCTGCTCCAAAGAGAAGGATGCCAGCAGAGCGGTTGCGATGCAGCACTATCCGCACTCAGCCAAGTACCTGACGAGGAAGAAAGACAACGGGAGGTCCGATAGTGCGCTTATTGCCCGTTGGGGCTGGTTGACCTACGGCGGCCAGCAGGAGAAGCCGAAGGGAAATAATCTCTTCGAGGAATAGTAGCTCCGTTACTGTAGAGTCGCTCCCCATGTGGGGGGTGTGGATTGAAACGAGGTCTGAATTGAACATCTTAAAATTTCAGTGTAGTGTTTAATCATTACGCCGGGAGGAACAGTATGTTTGGATTTTTTCGCAAAGAAAAGGAGATGCTCAGAGAGTCTCTCCGCCTCCAGCGTGAAGCTCTCCACCGTCTCGAAGAAGTGGAACGCATCCAGTGGCGTATTGAGGATGAGATTGTTCATCTCAAACCACGCCTCTCTTTCGTCCAAATCGCATTCACCGCACCATCAACCAAAGGAGAAAACCTCATGTCAGTTCAAGGACCAGTCACTCTCACCAGCGCCGGCCAAGTCACCATTGCCTCCATCAACGGCTTTGACCAGTTCGGCAACGCTTGGACGGGGACCATCCCGCCCGTCACCTTCACCATCGACAATTCGGCATTTGCGACCAGTGTACCCAACGCCGATGGCATCACCGACACCGTGACCGCGGTTGCAAACGGCGTGGCAAACCTGACTGCCTCGCTCACCACGGCCGAGGGAATTGCGCTGACCGATGTCGAGGCCGTCACGGTCAACATCCCGGTTGTTCCGCCTCCGGTTCCGGTTCTCTCGAGCATCAAGATCGCATTCGCTTAGACATTCGCCGGCAGGAAGGGAAGCTCAGTCTTCGGACTGGGCTTCTTGTTTTTAGAGTCCAAATTTTGGGGTGGATTTGAAAAACAGGTAGAAGAAAACGTCAAACCTTGCTACGATTCCTTTTATGAGCAGGTTGGCGAAGTTCTGTGTGGCAATGATTATCGGCTCCTCCCTGTCGGCAGCAGGTCAGGTCGTCATCAGTGGACAGGTGAACTATCAGGGGAACTCGACTCCCTTTGCCCCTATCCAAGTCTGTGCGGTGACCTCGACCGGGACTCCTTGCACTCCGACTGCGGCGATCTACTACGACTACGCTCTATCTCATGCGGCTCCAAACCCAACGGCAGCAGACCAGTACGGGAACTACACGTTCTATGCACCAACGTTGTCATCGCCGAGTTTTTACGTGGTGCAAGTGACTCCGATAGCAGGAACGATATGGTCGTATGTGGTGAATGGAGGGTCCGGGGCCAGCACTGGAAACTCCTTGTTGGCTTGCGTAGACTCTTCAGGGAGTGGGACGGCCTATGTATGTTCTACGACCCCCTCCACGGCGCCGACCAGCAACATGACGATTCTCTTCCGGGCAGGAACGGTGTCGGGGTCTGCCCCGACTTTGGCGGTGAACGGGGCGGCTGCGGCCAGTATTCTGACACAGGGCGGGAACAACGTAGGAGCCAGCCAGATTGTTGCGGGGAACCCTTTGGTGCTGACCTACAACGGGACGGCGTGGGTGATTTCTGGGACGACTTCGATCATTCAGATCAGCGGCGGCGGGACCGGCGGAGGAACGGCGGCACAGGGGTTGGCGAACCTTGGTGGTGTGGCTCTCAATCCTTCAGGAACGCAGACGGTCACACAGCCGGCGGCCACGAACCTCAACGTGGTAACGAGTGGGGGTGGGAAGCATCAGTACAACGGGAGTGAAGTCTGTACGTCGGGAAACGGATTGTGTGCGGCGGGAGGGGCGGTCACCTCTGTCACAGCAACGGCTCCGGTTACATCTACCTTGGGGACGACTCCGAACATAGCGATGACGCAATCTTCGGGGTCTGTGAATGGATGGCTATCGAGTACCGATTGGACCACGTTTAACGGCAAGCAGGCGGCTCTTGGGTATACTCCGGCGGACAGTGGTGCCAATGCCGACATTACATCATTGACGGGTCTAACGACTCCCCTCTCGGCTCTTCAGGGAGGGACAGGTGAGGCGGGAACGCTGACAGGGATACTCTACGGAAACGGGAGCAGTCCTCATACAGTGGCGACGGCTGCACAACTCGGAACACTTTTCAATTCCTACGTCGGTGGACTGGCAGGTTGCTCTACTCCGGGGTATGTTTATACTCCACAGGGAGTGAATTGTGTAGCGCAGACAACCGCGAATGTGCTTATTGCGGCGACGACTGGCGGTGCGGCTCCAGGGAGCACGTTCAATGGCAGCGCAGTGGTTGCATTCGACTACCATTCGTTTGGAGCGGAGGCGTCACTTGGCAATCCCGGCACGAATGGATACGTTCTATCATCAACGACTTCTGGGGTCAGGAGTTGGATTGCACCCGGCAGCGGATCGATGATCTACCCCGGCGCGGGGGTTCCACTATCAACCGGGAGCGCGTGGGGAACTTCGTTCACCGCTCCGACAGGAAATATAGTAGGCACCGGACAGGCTAATACCTACACCACCGGATTGCAGGATTTTTCGGCTCTTGCGCAGATCAAACTTCCGGTTGGAGCAGGCTACGCGAGCGCGGCCAACGGCGAGATCGGGTACGACACGACCAGCCTTAACTGGCACGGGTGGGTCAACGGCTCGGACCTTTACGCAGCTTTTCTGCCGAAGACAGGAATCACGAATGGTGATTGCGTAAACTTCGCTGTTTCAGGGACCACGATTACGCTGAATGACGCCGGCGGAACTTGCATCACGGGTGGATCGATGGTTTGGCCCAGCACGGCTGGTATTGCCTACTGGACAAGTGGCACGAGTTGGGGCGGTGCGTACAACTCTTCAACACCTATTCCGGCCAACTATCTGCCGTTGGCGTTGTCGAGTAGCACGAGCGTCAACGGTACGCCAATCCCGGCATCTTCTACGCTCGTCACATCCGGGAACAACTCCAGCATCACATCACTATCGGGCCTCACCACGCCTCTGACCGTCGGGCAGGGTGGCACGGGCGCGTCGAGCACCTCGCAGAACTATATTTTTGCTGGTCCGACAAGCGGCAGCGGAGCGCCGGGCTTCCGCGTATTGGTTTCAGGAGATATTCCTAGTAATGCCGCGAATACCACAGGCACAGCGGCCGGCTTTACCGGCTCATTGGCGGGCGATGTTACGGGCCCGCAATCGGCGACGACGGTTGGCAAGGTGAACGGTGCGGCGGTGCCAGCAAGCAAATCAGTTG